GTAGTGCCTATTCCTACGTTGCCTCCTGCTAAAATAGTAAATATGTCTCCAACCCCATTTTCGTGTATTGCAAAAGCCCCACTCTGGTAGGCCTTTAACCACCATTGAGTTACATCAGCACTGTCGTTTAATCCTATTTTATAATCAGTGCCACTTTTGAAAAAAGCTTGACCACTCGAGTCTATGCGCATTCGTTCTGAAAGTGTTCCACCTGTTGCAGTTTGAAAAGCTATTTCTCCACCTAAAGGACTTGCAGTAGTAACATCTCCAATTATTTTAGCATAAACGTTTCCGTGTGTCGCATAAGAAAATCCAATTTCTGTATCTCCTATTGAAAATACTTCTAAAGCATTACTTGGGTCAGTACCTACTATAACTTTCCCCCCACTTGTTATGCGCATTCGTTCATCTCCTGAATGTGTACCAAATCTTATAATGTCAGCAACACCATCATCATCTCCATAAGTACCAATAAAAGTACCATTTGTAAAATGACCAATATGTAATCTTCCATCGCCTGCCGTTCCTGTTTCTATTGATATTTGGTTAGTGTTTGAATCAATTTGTAGTTTTCCATTAGTAGGATTCGTAGTACCTATTCCTACGTTGCCACCATTAGCAATCCACATTTTAGGAGTACCATTTGTTCTAAACTCTAAATTGTTATCGCTAAATGCTGTATCAATTATACCAGAGCTGTTACCTGCTGAATAGCTTAATTTCAAACCATCAGTACTTGTTGCTATAATAGCTTCACCATTATGTATGTGCAGCTTAGCAGAAGGACTTGAACCAGTACCTATACCCAACCTTGCAGTACTCGCATCCCAATAAAATGCTTCATTGTTAGAAGTATCACGGAAGGATATGTCGCCTCCGCTATGGATTTTCATTCTTTCTGAACCATTGACATAAAAGTGCAATGGATTGCTACCTCTTTGGTTAATAAAAGCACCTGAACTATTTTGAATCAAGTCAAAACTTGTAGTTCCAAGAGAAGCACCAGCAGATAATTGTAAAGCACCCGCACCTGAAGAACCTCCGCTAATATCCATAATAGCAATTCCACTTTCCCCTGTTTCAAATACAGTTAATTTAGAAGAAGGATTTAAAGTACCTATTCCCACTCGATTGTCAGCACTATCAACGTATAAAGTGTTAGTATCTACTGTAAGGTCGCCTGTGATTACAACATTATTTGGTAATCCAATAGTAATTGTTTGACCACTTGCAGAGGTTTCTATCTCATTTGTAGTACCTGATATAACAAATGTTTGACTGTCTAAATCTACAGAACCAGTTCCGCTATCTCCTGCAAAATCCAAGTCCTCCAAAGTAACTACCGACTTAACATAAGCAGTTGTCGCTATCTTTGTAGAGTTATCGCTTGTAGCTTGTGTTACCGCAGTTACTCCATCAGCGAATGTAACATTTGATAAAACACCACCTGTTAAAGTAGCAGTACCATCGGTTAATGTTGTAGCTTGTAGTGTGTTAGCTACAATTAAACTATTGGTCAAATCCCAAGTATCATCTGCATCATCAAATATAAAGCTCGCCTCAGTAATACCATCTCCTCGATAAATTGATATCCCACTTGTTGTAGCGGTTGCTACATCCGGAGTACCTTGAGTACGGTTAAGGTTAAGGATATTATCCTCAAACTCCACAGTCTCGGTATTAACAGTAAAATAAGTACCGCTTACTGTTAAATCACCGGCTATAGTAACGTTATTACTCGCATCTATATTACCATCACTATCTAAGGCTAAACCTAAAGAAGAACCATCTCCAAGTCCTTGATACAGCTCATTAAAATTATCATTTATCTTATCAAAGGCATCTCTCAACGGATCGCCAGTCCCATCGTTAGGTGATGTACCGATATTTACTAATTGTTTTGCCATCTTTTATTTTATATTATTGTTTGATCTGATGATACATTTATACTATCTGAAAAGAATTCTACTATTGACGCAAGTAAACGACTTCCTTTTGCAATAATTGGATATATAATACCCCAACCATTAGACTCATTAACGTTTCCAAACCAAGTAACTTTGTATATTTCTCCGAATCCAACCACATTATTTCTTTTTATCTTTGTTATCTTCTCTTTTCAAATAATTACTAAGCTTAATGATGTTTTCCCTTTTAGGCTTATATTGCTTCTTAATTTTATTTATAGTACCCATCCTTGAAACAAACTGCTTTTATCCGGATATATATCCTCGTTATTATTCGTATAATATTCTGGGAACTTAGTAGCCCCATTAAAACTCATATACTCAATAAATCTATTGGTGTAATATTCTGCGTAATCTCTTTCCTTAGCAATAAGACTATCTATTTCCTCCTTAAGAGGTTGAGTAGCATTCTCACTATTGTGTTTGAATACCCCCCCATTGCTAATAGAATATGCAGCAAATGGCAAATACTCACTCATCGCAAAGTGGATTAACATCGGCTGAATGTAGTCATTAACTAAAGTAAGATAATCCCCACTTAATGATGATGCAACAATATCACTAGATATCTTATCGTATAAATCAGTACCAAGATAATTCTGTATATGGATTTCTTGTGCCAACTTTACGAATTGAAGAAACTTATCCGGGTCAACATTCCCACTAAGTGCGGTATTCTTAACTAAGTCTGATCGTTTTATAAAAAGTGGTGTAGCCATTATTCAGTTTCTTGTATTTGTTCATCAATCGTTTCCTCTACGTCTCTTTTAACACCGGTTTCCTTCTCAATCTCACTATCACTAATAGCATTAGTCAAATCAGTAAATTCTAAGGGCTGTAGGGTCTTAAAATAGATGTCTAAGTCTATACCATTATATTGTAGTATTTCCTCCAAAGCATCAATAATAGTAACTTGCATCGGTCTGATAACGGTATTATCCATAAGAAGTGAAGCGGTCATAAGTTCATCAGCATTATTTCCTAACCCACTATTATCCTTAATCCCTACCAACATCGGAGAAACAATACGGTGGCTCACCATAATTTTCTTCATACTTTCATCCGACAAAAATTGATATTGTTGGTGAGCATCGTTAATTGTAACCGGGTCGATAGTCGCTGCCAACTCCTTACTATCATTAAAGGCCAGGATAAACTTACCTGCATTACTTGTGCCGCTAAACTTCTCATAGATTGCTCTTTCAATAGCATCTCTCTGTTCTTTATCCGGAGTACCATTATTGAAGTTAATCAACATACTTGGCTGTAGACCATTCTGTATATTGCTTATATGGTAGTTTGCTATCTCCTCCTCCAATTCAGCATATTGTAATCCCCCTTGATAATCGACCGGAGAATAGTAATAAAAACCTGCTCGATAAGGTCTGATATAGAGTATCTCAATTCCTCCGTTTCCTTGACCAAAAGCTGCTATTCGTTTTGGATTATCGTTTGGCTTTACTTTAGACCAATCATTGCTATAGTAATATGCTCTTATTTCGCCATCAGAAGCCTTCTCAGCCCTTAACGTCTCCACAGGCATATGGGCTACTTGGACAATCTCAGAACGGTCTTTAGAGTAGATTATTTGAAGCGCAGCTTGACCCATCATCTTATAGTCATAACACACCTTCTTCATACAATCTTTGGAGAATAATTTTTTCATTTTCTCATACTCTTGAGGTTTTGACTGACTATCTGTAGCGTCTAATCCTCTACCGTAAATCATCTCAGCTATACCGTTTATAGCAGCATTATTTGTTGGAGAACCATTATATCTATCTATAAGATACTTGAAATACTGATTATCTTCTCCGTATTCAACCCAATCATATCTCTTAGACTCCACGACTTCCGGAGCTGTATAGCTAGAAAGATTCACAACGTGAATGGAGTCTTTTGCTTTTATTTGGGTTGGTGTAACAATATTTGGTCTTCTTCGTGCCATTACATTATAATAAATTCGTTATCGAAAGTTTCCTCCTCAGTATATTCATCTTTGCTTACAAAATACTTTTCAAGGTTTGCTTGATCCGTACAATAGATTAATCCTCTATATATCTCAGTTGTATCATCTGAGGCTTTTTCAACAACATATCTATAAAGCGTATCTTCTGATAATGCGTAATCAGCTTCTAACACCATATAGTCTTTTTCTGTAGTCTTGGTTGGAGTAACAGTTGTTGTTGTACGAGTATCTTTATTAGTAATCTTTATTACCGGAGCATCCGCATCTTGACGAGGGATTATGGTAAGTTTTTGAATTCCTGTTGTTGGTAATATTTCCATACTGAAATAACTAATACCCTATTGAATTGTTTTTACAAGATACAAAAAAAGGGGGTAAAATACCCCCCTATTAAATTTATACTCCAAATAATTACGGAGTACGCTGAGTAGATTCACTAGCTGTAGCAGAACTCATTCCTGCGAATGGGTCAGCTTCAGTTGCTCCACTTACAAAGTTTGGAGGAAGTACCTCATTAGCAGTAAGAGTCAAAGTATATCCTTGAAGGTCTCCCATTGCTGTTCCGGTAACCATTGTTCCTCCGGTAACTTCTGCACCGTGTTCACGACCTACCAAAAGTAAGCTACCATCAAACGTTTCAATAAAAACGTGAGGTCTACCATAAGACAACAATTTAAGCTCCTTATTATCTTCCTTAGTAAGTTTGTGTAATGTTACATTTACAACTTGCTCAAAGAATGTTGTACCATTCTCCATAGAAGTGTTAATGTTTGTTTCCAAAGAAGTGTTTCCTTTAACATCATAAGTATGGTAGGTGAAAGTTCCGCTCATATCTGTTACTTCGTCATCAGTAAGGGTAATAGTACCCAAGTCTCCGAAGTCTACAAAGTGAACTTTTCTAATACCACCTACAGCATCCTTACAAGGTTTTAGTCTACCACCGGTTAAATCACAAGCCATAATTCTATAGTATTAAAAAAGGGCAGGTAGGCTCTAGGCTCACCCACCCTTTAAGTTAGTTAATTTTAGTTATTAGTTAGCAGAGTTGGTAATACCGTAAGTTACGATATCCTCAACAATACCATACTGTACACCTGCTGTGAATCGCATAACGATTCTAACATTTTGGCTACCATCTAGGTCAGCCATATCGATAACCTTAACTTCGTTGTGGTCAGAAAGTAGACCAGTACCGAAGAATAGGTTAGATTTCTCAGCAGCAACGGCTGTGTTATCAGCAAGACCATTGGCAACGAATAATTTAACTCCATCAAAAGTTAAAGCTCCGTTGTTCCACCATTGAGTACCTTGTGCGTTGATACCGTTAGCTCCTAAACCAGAAGCACCGAATCCTCCCAAGCTGCGTACATAAGCACGAGCAATGTTTTGAGATACATAAAGGTAAAGGTCTTCGCTACCGTAAAGAGTAGAAGGAATTGCATCAACGATGCTACCCAACTGAGCAATTACGTTAGAAGAATCAACAGTAGTACCTGCAATTTCTTGAGCAGCAGGAAGAGCAGCATCAAGAGCAAGAAGAGTAGTAAGTCCGTTGAATTGACCTGAGTTAGCTGTATCTCCAGTCCAGATAGAATTCTCAGTTCTTTGAGCTACTTTAGCTGCAACGTGAGCAATCAAGAAATCGCTGAAAGCAGGAGGAAGGCTATCAAATGCAGAATATCCCATTTGTACAGCTTCCCAGTCGCTATGGAAGTCTTTCTTACAAAGTTGTAGGTTAACTTGTTGCTCTTCAGGTTGAAGAATTCTCTCAGTAAGAGTCAATGTAGAAGTAGCGGTGAAATCACAAGAAGCATCTTTAACGATATCATTAGAAGACACTTTTTTGATAACCTCTTTTAGCTTCACATTAGGTTTTACTGTAATACCGCCATTAGCGATAGTAGCACCTTCTAGTAAGGCAGCAGCGATATATTGACCTGCAAACTCACCAGCATAGGTAGTAGTAATTGAAGTAGTAGTTGCCATTTTTATTTATTTATTGTTTGTTACTAATTCTAGCCATTACACGATCAAATGTGTTTTGTGGCTTGTTTTGCCCATAGGTAAAGTTAAATTTCTTTGGAGCCTCACCTTCTGGATTGTGTTTGATTGCTTCAGCAGCCGGTTCTTTAGAAAGTTCTTTGACTTGCTCAGAAAGCATATCTTTCTCTTTCTTCATATAACCCATCTCCTCATCAATCATTTTTTTGATTGCTTCTATCTCAGCCATTAGGGCTGCCATATCTTGTTGATACTTCTCTTCAGAGACATAACCTTCCATAAGGTTTTCCTCTTCTTGAGCTTCTACCTCTTCAGCAGATGCTTCCACTTCCTCAATTGGAGCTTCTACAGTCTCTTCTGAAAGTTCGGTAGTTTCTTCTTTAACTTCCTCAGTTGCCTCAGTTGCTGCCTCAACGACTTCTTCTTGAACAGATGGTTCTTGAATCAATTCATCTTCAGTAGCTACTTTAGACAACTTTTGTAAAATCTCATTTAAAATAGTTGTCGAACTCATAATAATTATTATTTATAGAATTAATTTATATAAAACAAAGTGTTAGATTTTTAACTTAAACTTGCATTTTGTGTGCGTTGTATAAAAAATATAATGTCCCATATTTCAGCAGTACCACCTGTCGCTGTTATATTCCAATCAGACCCATTTGTAATAAAGTCAGCATCTGCGTAATATTGGAATATTCCGTGAAAATCGTGGGCTACATCATTACCCTTAGGAAACGTAATATCTTGTCTTATCCTATCATAGGGAGTTCCATTACCACCTTCAAAGTGAAGACTTAAGTAAGTTTGATTAGCATTTACTGCTGAGTATCTAAATACCACAGTCATAGAGTAAACATCATTCTCATTCTCACCTATAATTTTAGTCCCATTATAAAATTCCAAACTTGAATGGCTTCTGTATATTGTAGCTCTATCATTCGGTAAAGTTACTTCAACGCCAGCAGCAAGAGATAACTTACTAGATGATGTATAAGCACCATCATCATATCTTGTCCATCCTAAAGACTTAACACCCCCTTGTGGGTATACAATTTTATTTGCTCCATTATGCCCCATATACAAGGCTTCTTCAGTATGGAGCATTGCGCCATCTTCAATATTTACAGAATTTACCTCTGAGGTATTGGTGTGTTCAACGTGAACCTTATATGCGGTATTATATACGCTACTCATTTCCTTGATTTGTTAAACTTCCAACTCCTTGACCTTGTAATGACCCATCACAACATTTAGATGAGTATGTTTTACCATCAGCACAAAGACATCCTCTTCTTGTATCTGTTGGAGATGTTCTTGACTCCGTATATTTTCTTCTTTTCTTAATCATCTATTTCTCCTAATGATTTTAGTTTAGCTCTACTCCATCTAAGGGCTGCTTTCCCTCCCCAAGCATCATACATTAACTTTCCACATCCATCTGAATAACTTTTAGACGCTTCTAAGTCTTTTGCGTGGCGTGAAAGGAAGCTGTACATCCTCTTAATCGTGGAGACTGTCAAATTAGATTTTGACGATAATTGCGATGCTCTGCGCTTCCCCACGGCAGTTCCGCAAGACCCCCAACCATTCTTTTCAGCCCATTCCAAAGCTCTTTTAGCATTGCTAACAACTCCATCCGGGTAATCATTATAAGTTTTTAACTTGTACATCTTAGCCTCAAGATAATCTTGAACCTCTAAAAGTATCTCAGTCGCTTCAATCTCGCTAACATTTTCGATTTCCGCCATATTAACCTTATCAGTAAAGTATCCCTCAATAGAGAAACCTTTGACTTTACCGGTTTTAACATAATTTTGCCAAACTTCATCATTATTTACCTTCATAGAGACCATCCAGGTGCCTATAGGAAGCTCCATACCATATTTTACACTTTTATCGTGGACTTCATCCTCAATTATCCAACTTTCTACTACAGAAAGCCCATAAAGCTCTGCTTGATGCTCTAAAGTGGATTTATTTTGATTTCCTCTCATTAAAAACAACTCAGAAGCCTTTCTTACGGTATCTTCGGAGAAATATATGTAATATTCGTCTTCTCCATCAGCTCTATAGATGTGTTTGTTAGGGACAAGTGCTGCACCCATCAAAATCTTCTTTTCTTTATCTACTTCTGCTAATTGATGACGTTCTTGCTCACTAAGTGCAATAAAATGTTCTTGAATTGCTGGTCTATCTACTATAGAAATGGCTTCTATACCGGATAACAATTCTTCTTCGTCAATAAGTAATTCTATAATCTTCATATCTATTAAATTAATCACCAAGACCTGCTGTTGTTAGAATATTACGGTCAAGTTCTTGTTGTGATGTTATTTCTTTGCCTACTACAAAGGCTTTTATTGGTTTTGCTTGTTGTCCGGCTACGGTTTGTGCTAATTGACTCTCTGGGGATGCTCCAACAACGTTAAAGTCAGGTGCTTCTACTTGAGGTCTGCCTGCTGTTGTAGATGGTTTGCTTTTCCCTTCGCTAATAATAGCCTTAACATTTGCAAGACCACTCGCTATAGCTGCTGCTGCTGCAATAGCACCTCTAACCGGAGAATCCACTAATGCTAATGGCATAAATTGAGATTCATATGCTTTTTGTGCTGACAAGTATGTTGAAATTAAAGCAGAACTAACAGCGAGTGCTTTACCAGCTTTAGTTTCTTTACCCACTAACTCTCCAAATGCAGATAGAGCATTTGCAGTAACCTCGAATGTTTGAACTTTGGCTTGTTGTTCTGCTAATGCAATTTTAGTTCTAATGTCAGATTCTTTTTTCTCCATAGCTGTAATTTCAGCTTGGAGCTTGGCCTTTTCTAAAGCGGTTAGTCTATCGTTATTTAGTTCTGCTTTTTTATATTCAATATTCTTAAGTAATAAATCTTGCTCTAAATCTAATCTTTTTTTAGCCCTAATACCAGCATTTCTCTCATCCATTAAACGAGCATCCAACCCAATTCTTGCTAATTCTTGGAATCTCAATCTTTCCATCTCATTAGCTTTAGTCATCTCCTCAATAGCGTTTTGAGATTGTAATGCTGCGGTTTTGTTTCTTATTGCAAATAAAGCTCTATCAAGTTCTTGTGCAGCCTGTATTTCAGAGTCGTAATACATCTGTTGAGTAATACGACCTTCAGAGAGTCTTTGTTTTTGACGTTCAATAAAGCTATTAAATTCTATTCTAAGTTTTTCTTTTTCTGCTTCACCAACTAAAGCAATTTCATCTTGTTTATCGTCTATTAATGATTGAATAAGAGCTTTTCGAGCCGCCTGAATTTCTTCAGTAAATCTTAAAAATTCTCTTTTATATCTTTTAGTTGTTGAAGTGCCTTTTTCTTGCTCTAAAGTAAATAGTTTTTGTAATTCAATAAGTTCTCTAATTAACTCCTTGAATCGACCTCTTAACTGAATTGACCTTTCAGTTTCACCGCCATCTTCCTCTAAACGCTTTTTATACTTCTCACTAACTTCAATAATCTCTTTTTCAACATCCAATAGTCTACCAAAGGATTTCACTAAATTACCTATAGATTCATCATTCTTGTCAAGACCTTGTTTTCTGAGTTTTTCCATTCCGGTATTAAACTTAGAAAATCTATTTTCTAATATAGAAGCGGTATCAGATAATGCTTGACCACTCAAATTATAGTCAAAGAAAGATGATGATAACATATCAAATAATGATATTTGCTCATCTAATGATTTTGTTAAATCGTCTAGTTTCTTTTTGAATTCTTCGGCTGCTTTAGCACCACCTCTAAAAAAGTCTACTATCTTTGGGCCAAATGCAATCAAAAGCTGTACAGCAATTAACAGCCCTCCAGTCCCCATAATAGATTTACCTAGTTGCCCAAGGGCGGCTCTAACACTACCAGCAGTTTTACTAAAACTAAAAAATAAACTTATTACTTGCGATAAGTTGTTCGCAATAGCAGTAAACCCATAACCAGCATCTGAAGCTAATCGAGATGTTTCTAAAAGTATAGCATTATTAAGACCTGCTTGAGCGCGAAAAGGTTTACCATTGTTAGCAGCAGCTAATTCGGCAGCAGCTTGCTCTCTAAATGATGCAGCTAAATCTGCATTAGTTATCTTGAGCTTATCAGCTTCAATCCTATTTCTTTTTTCCTCCTCAGTTAGTTTAGATAAATCCTTAACAGCTTTACTAGCAGCATCACCAACAGCCTTTGATCCAGTCTCTCTGACCGATACCTCTATTAATATCTTCTTATTTGCTGCCATAATAATTTTGTTTTATTGTTTTTTTAACATCAGCAAAATTAGAGCAAGCTTTGTATTTACCTTTAGCAATATCTACCTCTTCCGATACACCGTACCAATCATCCATCGCTAATAATTCTAATATAGTCTTTATCATATTATACAAATATATCTGTTCTATCTGCTGTTATTGTTGTTATATCTGCGGTAAGTACTTGTCCATCTGTACCGGTTTCTCCATCAATAGTAAATATCTTAGATTCGTAAACCTTACGATAAGTAAGTAATTCTAATTGTGTTTTACCTGTATTGAGATTAGTACTTATAGAATTAATCGTAAATAGGCTATCTTGTATCTTAATCTTATCATTAAGTCTATAATTTAACACCACATAAGCAGGTAAATTTACAGTTACCTTATGGAGTCTTTTGGTTGCATCAAAAGCATCACTAATATATGTGCGATAGTATTTATTGTATAGTGAGTTTATATACTCGTTTGGGAAATAAGCATACCCTGCGGTATTTTGCCATTCATCGTCCTCAACATCAAAATTAAGAGTAGCTGATGGAGGAACTGTTGGCGTACCATCATTTATTGAGTTAGCTGGGAAGAAATAACTTGTAACAGCACTAGGCGTACTAGTCTGACCTGACTTGTATATCCAATTTAAGAATCTTTCAGTAGCCCCGGATATATTCATCTTATTTGCGTAAAACAATAATGGTTTATCTAATACCGGGTCATAATTACCTTTTTGCTTACTCGCATAAGTTGGAGGGGTGGTCGTATCGTCTTGTTCTTCAGCATCACTATAGTTAAATTCACCTGATGCTGAATACCCCCATTGGATTAACGTGTCCCTACTTTCTGCTGATTTATTCCCATCTATAAGCCTCTCATACTTCATATGGGAGAATGGGAGTTTTATCTCATATACCTTCCCTATATCTACATTTGAATGGTTCTTTCTCACATT